CTGATCAAATTTATAATCGTGTTGGTCTTGTAAAAAATGTTATTGATCTTATGGGTGATTTTGCTAGTCAGGGCATAAGACTAGTTCATCCCAACAAAAGAATAGAAAGATTTTATCGTAATTGGTTTGAGAAAGTTAGGGGAGAAGAAAGAAGCGAAAGATTTTTAAATCATTTATACAGAGTTGGTAACGTTGTTATAAATAGACAAACAGCCAAGATCAGTATTAAAGTTGCAGAAGATATGTACAGAGCCAAAGCATCTCCTGATCTTATAATTACTAGTGATGAACCCGTTGTTGAAAAAAGAGAAATTCCTTGGAAATATACTTTTATAGATCCTCGTGTTGTTGATATTGCAGGAGCTTCTTTAGCTTCTTTCGTTGGTAAAAAAAATTATTATATTACTATTCCAGCGTCATTAAGAAAAATTATTAATGCTCCTAAAAATGAAGCTGAACAAGCTATCATAGCTCAATTACCTCAAGCTATTGTTGAAGCAGCAAAGAGTAAAAAGCCATACTTATTAGATCCAGAAAAAACATTAGTATTTCACTATAAAAAAGATGATTGGAAAACTTGGGCTTTCCCAATGATCTATAGTATTATGGATGATATTAGTATTGTAGAAAAATTAAAACTTGCGGATCTTGCTGCTCTTGATGGTGCTATTAGTAATATACGTATTTTTAAACTAGGTAGTTTAGAACATAAAATTGCTCCAACAGTAGCTGCTGCTAGTAAACTTAGCAGCATACTACAAGCTAATGTTGGTGGCGGTACAATGGATTTAGTATGGGGTCCAGATATTGAGCTTATAGAAAGTAAAACATCAGTACATCAATTTTTAGGTGAAGGTAAATATACTCCACACTTAAACAGTATTTATGCTGGTCTTGGTATTCCTCCCACACTAACAGGAACATTCGGCGCTGCTGGTACAACCAATAACTTCATTAGTCTTAAAACACTAACACAAAGACTTCAATATGGTCGTAGGGTTTTAACAAGCTTTTGGAAAAATGAGATTGCTATGGTTCAAAAAGCTATGGGTTTTAGATTTCCAGCTAAAATTGAATTTGATAGAATGGATCTTAGTAATGAAGATGCAGAAAAAGCATTATTAGTACAACTTGCCGATAGAAATCTTATCAGTGATGAAATGCTACAGAAAGCATTTGGTTTTGATCCTGAAATTGAGAAGAGTAGACTTAATAGAGAAACTAGAGAACGTGAAAGTGATCGTATGGTTCAAAAAGCTGGTCCATTCTTTGACGGTGGCACTTTCGATAATAGTATGCGTAAAATGGCCATGCAACTTGGTCTTGCTACTCCAAGTCAAGTAGGACTAGAATTAGAATCTAAAAAGAAAGGAGAAATGAATGCTGTAGAAGTTAAATCAGCATTTGCTGTTCCTAAATTACCATTTGGCGGTGGAAATCCAACAACAGAACCTAATCTAAAAGGGCAACCACAACAAGGTCGTCCTAAGAATTCTAAAGACAGTAAAAAACGTAAAACTAAAGAGTTTGCTCCCCAAACAGGAGCATCTTTATACTTGTGGTCAATTGATGCACAGGATAAAATTGCAGAAATTTTAAATCCACAATTATTAGGTTTTTATAATAAAAAAAATATGAGAAGTTTGTCAAAAATAGAATACGATGAAGCCGAAGCTACTAAAACAAAAATCTTTTTATCGTTAGACCCATTTGAATCAATTACTGAAGAAGTAGTTTTAGCAAAACTCAATACTATCAATAGTATTGATAATAATATAAGATTATCTAAATATCAAAATTTAATAAAAGCTATTTCTAATGAGATTAATAGAACACCAACGGCCGAAGAATTAAAATATACAAAAGCCTATTTTTATCAAACGGTGTATAATACAGAGATATAACGAATAAAATAAGGGTTAAACTATGCATATTTATGAAGCAGAAAAATTAGACGGATTATCTCACGTCCTATCTGCACAATCTTCTATTGTATATGCTTCTTTATTAGAAAAATCAGACAGCGAAGTTTCGCACACAAAGGCCAGAAAAGAAAACCAAGCTCTAGCCGGTATAGAAGATACCGATTTGTACTATACTCAATCCATTTTAGTAACCACATCGTGGAATAAAAATGATGATATTTTTGACTCTAAAGAAGTTTGGGTAGCCAGATCAACACCCATGCACAAACCAACAAATCTTGAGCATGATGAAAAAACAATTGTTGGCCACATAACATCAAATTGGCCTATAGATGAAGAAGGTCAATTAATTGATGAATCTTTACCTTTGGATAAATTACCAGAAAAATTTCATATCCTAACTGGTTCTGTTATTTATAAGGGTTTTACAGAACCCGAACTAAGAGATAGAGCTGAAAATTTAATATCTGAAATAGAATCTGGTGAAAAATATGTTAGTATGGAGTGTTTCTTTAAGAATTTTGATTATGGATTAATTAATAAGAGTAATGGTAGCTTTCATGTTTTACCACGAAATGAAGAGACTGCTTTTTTAACTAAACATTTAAGAGCTTATGGTGGACAAGGAGAGCACGAAAACTATAAGATAGGTAGAGTTTTAAGGAATATAACATTCTCTGGAAAAGGCTTTGTTAATAGACCAGCTAATCCAGAAAGTGTTATTTTTACCAAAGATAATCTTAAAAATACAACTGAAGCAGAAAGCTTACTAAAAAATTTAAATGAAAAAAACGATAGTTCTACAAAAAAGGGTGTATTTTCAAATCAAGCCAATTTAAAGGAGACAATTATGAGTGTTGAATCTACAACAGCAACAGAAGAAGTAACCACAGTAGCAGAAACAGAAGTTACAACTGTTGCTCCAACTGTTGAAATTGAAGAAGCAGAAGCAGCAAAAAAGATGAAAGAAGAAATGATGAAAAAAGAAGAAGAAATGAAGAAAATGAAAGCTGCCCTAGAATCTGCTCAAGCCGAACTAAATGCTGTTAATGAAGTTTTAGCAGCCTACAAAATGAAAGAAGAAGAGATGGCCAAGAAAGAAAAGAAAATGAAGAGAATGGCCGCTCTAGTTGAAAGTGGTGTTGCCGAGGATGTTGCTAGTGCAACAGTTGATCAATTTGAAAACCTCGATGATGCTGCTTTTGAAAGTATTGCCGCTCTAGTTGCTGCTGTCAAACCAGCTAAGACCGAAAAGAAAGAAGAAACTAAAGCAGAAGAAACAACAGTCAAAACTGAAGATGTTTCGCTAGCTTTAGAAAATGTTGAGACAAATGATCAAGAAATTGATCTAAGCGTTGGTAGCGAAACAGAATCAGAAATGCAGACCACTAGAGCTGCTTTAGTTGACTTTGTTTGTATCAGACTAGGTAAAAATCTTAATAAGGGAGAGTAACATGGCTTTAAAATCAGATCGCGTTGAAGCATACACAGATATTTCGTTCTTCTGCAATGACGCATCAGCAGAGCGTGGTGTTGTTGTTGTACACAGTACTGGCGGTAGCGGCGTTGCTATGGACGATTCACTCGCCCTAGTAACAGTTTCTGCCTCACAGTCTGGTACAAAACCAGCCGGCTTATTGCTAAATGATGTTGTAAGTCTTGATCTTACAAGACAGCGCATCAATTGGCACAAAGACGAAGTTCAGACTGGCAGTAAGGTAACACTTCTTCGTCAAGGTCAAGTAACAACTAATATGGTTGTTTCTGGAGTCAATCCAGCCATCGGTGAAGATGCTTACTACGGTGCAAATGGTAAACTAACCAACGTTAGCACAAATAGTGTTAAAGTAGGTCGTTTCTTGAGCGTTAAAGATGCTGATGGTTACATCAAAGTAGACATTAATATAACTTGATAAGGGAGAAAAACATGGCCAATAGAAAATTTGAACCCACACCAGAACTAACAGATCTTCTTGTTAAATCTGGTTCTGCTCACAAAGAAGAAGCTCTTGCCGCAAATCACGAGTTTGCTAAAGCTCTAGAACTTCCTCTACGTCAAGGTGTTCTCAGTGGTAATATTCTAGACGACATTTTCGAGCCAATCCAACTTGCTCAAAGTGCCACTCCAGAATTTCCATTAGACTTTCTTGCTCCTGGTACAGAAAAAGACTTCGTGGCTTATACCATCCCAAATCATGGTTATATTCCACAAAAGCATGTTGAGGGCGATTATGTTATGGTTCCAACCTATGACATTGGCGCTAGTATCGATTATCTTCTAAAGTATGCCCGCGATGCCCGTTGGGACGTTGTTGGTCGTGCTATGGAAGTTCTCGAAGCTCAATTTGTTAAGAAAATGAACGATGACGGCTGGCATACACTACTTGCTGCTGGTGTTGATCGCAACATCGTAGTTTATGATACTGATGCTAATCCTGGCTTATTCAGCAAGAGATTAGTCAGTCTCATGAAGACAGTAATGCGCAGAAACGGTGGTGGTAACTCCGCCAGTAATAACCGTGGCATGTTAACCGACCTCTATGTTAGTCCAGAGGCTATGGAAGACATCCGCAATTGGGGTCTTGATCAAATCGACGAAGTAACTCGTCGTGAGATTTACACTGCTGCTGATGGCACTCTAAACCGTGTCTTCGGTATCAATCTCCATGATCGTGATGAGCTAGGTGAAGGTCAACAATATCAACTATTCTACAGCAACATCCTTGGTGGCACACTACCACAGGACGCCGGTGGTGATAGCGCTAATGATAAGGTTGAGATTGTTGTTGGTCTTGATCTACGCAAGAGAGACAGTTTCATAATGCCAGTTCGCCAAGAAGTTCAAATCTTCGAAGACGATACACTACATCGTCAAAAGAGAGCAGGCTTCTACGGCTGGGCTGAACAAGGCTTTGCTGTTCTTGACAATCGTAGAGTTCTACTTGGTGCCCTCTAAGATTAGTATCACAAAGTAACTAAAGAAAAGGCTAGCCTTTGGGCTGGCCTTTTTTTTTAGTGTATTATAATACTGGAATCCATAAATCCTTATGAGGAAATAACCATGGCATGGCAAGATGAAATGATTATTACTACTAGAGTTTTAGTAAATGATTTAAATTCACCATATGAATTTAGTGATGATAGAATAGAACAAATTTTAGTAGTAGCTGGTAAATATGTACAGTTTGATGTTAATTTAAACTATAAATATACTATAGACGTTGTTAATAAAACAATGAGCCCCGATCCTACTGCTAACAATGATGAAATTTTCGTCAGTTTAGCTTGCTTAAAAGCCGCATGTATTATTGATCAAGGTACACTACGAACGAAAGCGGCCCTAGAAGGCATTAGAACAGCATTAGGACCAGCTAGTTTAAGTGTTGGAGGATCTGTTGATGGTTGGAAAACTATATTACAGAATGGCGCCTGTTCATTATATGAAGAATTAACAAGCCATTGGGACGTTAAGGAGGCTACAGCCTGGGCAGCTGTACTATCTCCATTTGTTAATAATAAATTTGATCCAAGATATCTTAATGTTGGCCCATTCCGTAATGTTGGTAATAACGACTTTTATTCATGAGATAAAATATGCAATATCTTCCTAATTTTGCTAATTTACAAAATATATATAATTATCAAATGGATTTATTATTATCTAGTAGTGGATTAACAACAAAATGTAGGTTGAATTTTGGAATAACAGATAAAGAAATTTGTCCGAATTGTATATTTGATCCTATTTTGAAAAAGTCATCTGGTAAATATAAAAATAATGGACCTATTAATTTTACGTTAGGAATGATTTGTCCATATTGTAATGGTTTAGGATTTTATGGATCAGAAAGTTCAGAAGATATATACATGGCTATTATTGCTGATCATAGAAAATGGATAAATCCACCAATTAATATTGCTATATCAGATAATTTAATTCAATCTATATGTAATAAAAATTATCTAAGTAGTATTAAAAAAAGTAAAGATATGACAATTATATATAATGATAAATTAGAGAATGAAAAATATACTCTGTATGCCGATCCAAATCCAGCTGGTTTGGGTGATAATAATTATATTATTTGTATGTGGAAAAATGTATGAAATTATCTATAAAAATTTTAGAAAATAATAGCACTATACAACAATTAATGCTTAATGCTTTATTGCCAGAAATAGATGTATATATGTCTAATGGTATAAATTTGATAAAAA